AGTGCGTTGCATCGCAGAGATTCGCCTTGGTTGAAGAGATTCCTTTATACGCCCCGTGGCGGGGAGTATGGGGTGTGGGTGGCTGTGGTCTATCACTCCGCCCCCTTGAGCTCGTTGTAGGCCCTCACAATGGGCTCTGCTTCGCGTATAAACTGTTCGCGCAGCTCAGCATCCTGACTGATGTACTTTGATCCGCGATTACCTAGCCACTGGCACGCCTTGATCACCGGCCACAAGAACGGCTTGGGGTCGGCCGGCACGCTGGCGGTAATCGGATCCGGTAGCATTCCGATCCTTAGATAAGTCTGACGCATCTCGCCTGCATCAGCCTGGCCTGACGTTAGTTTATGCTGAGCAGCGGCCACCTTCTCATAACGCCTGCCTACCTCTTCAGTGATCCCTGCCTGCTCGCATAGATCCCGGACGTCCTCGCCGTCTGTCCGGGCCTGCTGGATAATCGTGCCAGCCTCAGCCGCCAGTCCGATGGTCTTGCCCACCAGTTCAAGCGCCTTATCGCGTGTGTCGTTAAGTTTAGTGACGATTGCTTTTAGTTTCATTTCTTTATGCCTTTCTTGACTGCGGCCATGTTGAACTTTGGAGCCTCACGCCGCCGCTGTGCGTGTACTCTGTACGCCCGCTTACGATAGGACTCTCTGGCCTTATCGCTTTTCTGTGATCGCGACCGGATCCCGAGCCGGTCATAAACTTCTGTCACCTGCTTGCTGATCGCCTGCTTCGTCACTCCGTACCGTTTTGCCACGGCCGTCATGGACTCCGGCGACTTATTTAGCGCTATGTTCAGCACGGCATGGCCCAGCGTGTCCGTCCGATTAGCCATCGCCGGATGATCGGGTGCCTTCGCCATCAGGTACTCTATTACTTTTGTGGTAGTGAAAGCTGTGCTGGTGGTGACCGTGATCCTGAGTTCGGAATACGCCTCAAAGACCAAATCTGACAGCGTATCCATGGTCATCGCCGGGTGCTGAAAATTAGACGGGATTTTCTCGATGATTTCTTGCCCAATCATACGCACCTACCTTCAAGTTGTTCAGCGCCTTCAGACTTCACCTTCAAGTTCCCCCTTAAAGGGGGGAACTTGATGGTGGTACCGTCAACCGATCTTGAAGGTACCTTCAAGTTAATTTGAAGGTTAAAAAGGTTCATCGATTTTTTGCTCCAGAATATAGGTTCCATTTGACTGTTTTTTGATGGTTTTTTGATCCACAGCCCGCCCGACTATCCGGTAGGCGGTGGACTCCGAAATCCCGTCAATTTGCTTCATTACCCACTGCTCCAACGCGCCACGGGCGCATGGATATTCCTTGTACTTGCTGAAATCCACTTCGTCCGGCTCCGGCCCGGGCTTCTTCTTTACGGCCTCACCCGCTTGGATCCACGCCAGCCCAACGTCGCTGTGGCTTAGATTGACGTGCGGTTGCACTGATTTTTGCGCCACAATGCCTCCAAAAGACAGGTTTGACCGCTTCCCGCGCTTGGTTACTTCCAAACGATAAATGCGCCTTCCTTCAGCATCGTCGCCAGCAGGCGCAAGGGTTAGAACGCTCCGGGCCCAGTTGGTCAGCTCGGACGATCCAAAACCGCTGTAAGCCTTATCATGCCCCTGATAGCCGTTGCCTTCCCGGACGGGCTTTGGCGTGTGGTGAATGAGCATCCACGCAAATCCGGCCGACAGCGACAGCGGGTTCAGCATCGTGCGAAGAAACTCGCTGGCCGTCTCCTGACTGGAAAGGTCGCCCCCGATAAACGCAAGCAGCGGATCCACCCACACCAGGTCAACCTTGTACTTTTCGACAAGCCGCCGAACGCGATCGACGAACTTCTCCCCGGTGGACGTGCAGTCCCGGACGATTATGACGTTCGCCTTCACCAGCTCAATCTCCACTGGAGTCAGGTTCATCGCCTTCAAAACTCCCTGAATCGCTTCCGCCACATCCCCCTCATCGTTCTCGGCCTGAATGATCAGCGACTTCAGCCCGTTGCCGTGCGGATTGATGCCAAAGAACGCACGACCGATCGCCCACGTGATCGCCGCCTGAGTACATAGGACGGACTTGCCGAGCCCGCTGCTACCCACCCACAGCGCCGATCCGCCCCGGCAGATCCAGCGCTTGCCGAGCAGCTGGGTCGGATCTTCGATCTCTTTAAAATTGAGCAGGTCGTCCCATTTGTACGGCTCGGGGATGTCGCCAAACAGGATCCGCTCCTTCCATTCTAGGAATGAGATTTTAGGTGTTCCGCATTCAACCAAATCCTGCTTTTGGCCTGTCGCTGTTCTAACGGCACCCGGCAAGCGTGACAGGCGCCCAGCGTCCTTTGTCGCCGTGTCGGGTTTTGCGTGTTCTAGGTGCTTAAATATGAAATCAACTCGCTCCTTAAATTCTTTTGCGTCGACGGCGTCGATCCGTACCCATGCGTGTAGACTGCGGAATCCGCTTTTAATGATGCAGGTCGTGGGAAGACCGCTTTTTTTGATGATCTTCCATTGTTCCTCGATCGTGCTGTCGTCGAATTCAATGAGAACGTGCCGATACTTGGTCACGTCATCGGCGCACCTGCCATTCCCATTGTTTGGATTGATTGAAACGTAAACCCCAACGGCTTTCCCTTGCCATTTCACGAGGCCGTCATCCTTCAGCAGTTCCAGCCACTCCTCGCGGGTCCGAGTCTCGCCTGTGCCATCCGGGCGCTCCCGATCGCCGTCAGAAATTGATCGGCAAATATTGATATGCTCACCCAGCTCAAACGCCTGCGACAAAAACTTCTCCACAGGAGTCTCGGCCACACTGCGCGGCATGTCAGGGATGGGGTCGCCGTCTTTGATGATTTGTAGATTGTGCAATCTGTACTTTCCTTTCGGTTGGTAGGGCTCCCTGGCTGGCTTTCTAAAAACAGACTTTACGCATCCTTCGGCCTCCTTGAGCGGCAGGCCGTTCCTTACGCACCACTCCTCGGCGGTGGTCAGCGCCTCCTCAAAATCCATCCGGGCGTCGCGTAGTTGCAGCGCTAATTGGAAGAGTTCGTTGTTCCGGGTGCCTTCTGCGGCGCCGTTGTTCATGACGTCGATCGCCTTTTGCGGAAGTTGGTGAATCATTTGCTTTCCTTACCAACGGCCTTGGTATCCATGTCGCGCTTCTGATACGCCTTCGCCCGTTTCAACAGCTCCCGGCCAATCGTCAGCGCCAGATCCAACCGAGTCCCGGCGGCCTTATGCTGCTCGGCGGCAAGGTTGCGCTTGGCACGTTCCAAGATTTCGACCAGCCATGTGGTGCGTTTTACGGACATAAAAATTAATACTCAAATATTGCTGCTTCATTTAGTTTAAATTTTTTTATTTTAAGGAACTGATTATAGGTATCCTGAAAATCAAATTCTTTTTTAATAAAAAAAACAAAAAGCCTGTAAACGTTTTCTAGTTCTTTTTTATTCCAGTTGGAATAACAGCAACCAGATGAGTGAATATCGTAAATACCGCGACTGCCCAAAACAGTTGGAAATGTCTGGTCGCCACGAGGACTAACCCACACCTTTTTTGCTTTGTATGACCATTCTATATTGTAGTTTGTAAGGTTCATTATTTATCCTTTTTTTGTTGTTTGACTACCACTGGCCCATTCCCCACCGCATCCGGTTGTTCCGGGCGATGATGACCTGCTGGGCGTACTGCTCAGGCGTGTAAGTGCCAACGACGCGGGCGGAGAACATGGAGAGCAGATCCTTCAAAGTCACAGCACGGCCTCCGGCAGCGGCCCGGCCAGCTTGTAGATGTACTTGGCGCTGTCGTATTCGAGCTCGTATCCAAAAAAGTCCCGCAGCAGATCGATGTCCCGCTGAATCGTTTTGTAGCTACATTCGAGCTCCACGCCCATCTTGGCACAGCTCGGCAGGCACAGATCCCGGCGCAGTTTGCGGGCAATCATCCCCAAACGGCGGAGCGTCGGCCGTGTGTCGCCCTTGCCCATCGCACGCTGGCGCTTGGAAGCAAACGTGGCGGAACGTGTCTTCATTTACTCACCTCCACCGTCGCCACCTTAGGTAACCGCATCGCGTTGAATTGCGCTTCACTGGCGGCAAACACGTCGATGACAGGCAACTTCCCCCCGCTGGCCTTTTTGCTTTTCACTGCCGTGCCCGTATCTACTGCCACCCACTCCCGCTTTCCGTTCAGGATCTTAATCTTCGACCACAGCGGAATGATGTCTGGATCAACGGCGCAGTGACGGCCAGCCCGCAGGCGTGTCCCGGTGCTCGATTGAAAGCGACTGGACCACTCGTCCTCCCCGGGCCAATACCCGGTGATGCGGACTTTCATTTTTTTTACGTCGATCCGCTTGGCCTCCGGCCTGCAATCGACCATGACGTTGGATCCCTGACATATTGTTACGCCAAGGAATGCAAGGATGGACAACAGCGCTCTCACAGTCCCTCCCGGATCCGGTCGATCAGTACGTTCTCGCGTGTCTCAGCGGCGGCCAACGCTGCCTTCGCCTCGGCCAGCTCACGGGCCAGCGATCGAACGCGGTTAAGGAGTTGTTCGTGCGTCGTTTGGTCGGGGAGGATTTCAATCACAACGCACCCCCCCGCGGGTCGTACTTCTTCAACCATCGCCAGACCTTGCAAATAGATGTGAACGCCTCGAATGCTTTGTGCACCTGCTCGGCCGTGTAACGCACCTCGGCCAGTTGTCCGGTCACCGGATCAATTAGAATGTTCCGACAGGCCATGCCTTCGTCCGTAAAGGCGTACGCGTAGGCGCTGAGCTGTAAAATATCTGTTTCATAAGCCGGAGTTTTTTTGTCTTTCAGCTTCCTCGTTTTAAAATCCACAACTTCAATCACGCCATGAATGTCGGCAATAAGATCCACTCGGCCGGCGTATCCTTCAGCCTCGTTCACCATGACAGATTCGCTTGCGTGTACTTTGGTCACGCAGCATGAATGCCATTCCTTCAGCGACTCAAAGTGGGTTTCGTATCCGTTGACCAACTCACCCGGCTCCTCGCCGTTGATCAGGATTTCCGCCAGGGAATGAATGTGAGTCCCGCGGGCGGCGGCCGCCTCCACTTCCTTTCGGCTGTCCAACACGACGCGCTTGGCGAAGTCTGCGTCGGTTTCCTCGGACTCCCGGGGAAGCGATAAAGCGGACAGAATCGCCTGTTCTTCTTTCCAGTTCATCAGCCCAGTCTTGCTGGGGCCGGCTGCTGCCAGAATTGTGGTCACGGACGGATACGCTCCGACCTTGCGGGCAGAGCGGAGGTCGCCGTGGCATGATTCGCCGGTCGCCATGTAGTAGTGCGACGACTCGGTCTTTGCGGTTGCGATGATGGGTGGCATGTAGGTTACCAGTTGCGGATCCATCCGATCGACGCAACGGCAAGCGCAACGGCGATCACAGGAAACACGATTTGAATTAAGGTTGTGAGGATTTGCATTTTGTTTTTCCGAGCCGGTCAGACGGATAGAACGTCCGCCGGCTCTAGTTGGTTAGGATCTCGATTGTCTCCAGGTTAAAAGGGGACGTTGTTACCGTCGCCGTCTTCTTCGCCGATTCTCACTGTCTCGGCTGTTCCAGATCGAAGGCACTTCCTGACGAAGTCCTTATCCACGGTCACCTTGACCTTCCCCGCGGGAAGTACGGCCTGAACGTTGGCGTAGGTGGATCCGTCGCGTTCCGTGTGGGTCACGAGGATCTGACAGGGTTTGCCGATCAGCGTTTCCAAATCGAGATTCTGGGGTGGCGCCTTCTTTGCATACGACTTCAGGTCTTTAAAAAGCGCAGCCTTTTCATGCAGGCTGAGCCCATAGCGTCGGCCGATGGTGTACGGCCGTCCGTCTTCCATCTTGAGGCCGAGCTGCCAGACGATCCTGACCTGGTGCTTTTTGCCGTACTGGGTTTCGATGATTCCGAGATCCTCCACGTCGCAGAAAACTGCGTCGTGAGATCCTTCGGGTGCGGGAGTGTATGTCCCGCCTCTGCTTGCTACTATTGCCATATTTTTATTTTTCTTTCTTGGTTTGGGTTTCTTGGATTTGCTTCGACTACTCGTCGTCGCAAAAGTCGTTGGTGATATGCGGTAGGTTTAAGTCTTGGAACTCACGCTCTGGCTTCTGCCATGCCAGCTCGTGC